TATGAAGTTTACGGATACAGACTTCAGGCGGACGGAAACAAACAGCGATTCTCAAAAACATTTAAAACACGTTCTGAGGCAAAACGCTTTGCGGCTGAGTTAGACATTAGCGCAGAAGAACGCTCTTCATCAATCACTCTGGCCGCGCTGATTGACGAATACATCAGCGAAGTCACTTCCCAGAAACGCTCCAAACGTACAGAAGAGATCCGACTGAGAAGGCTCCAGCGTGACAAGCTGGGGACTAAAGCTCTATCAACTTTCACAAAGCGGACGATTGAAAACTACATTGAACGCCGCCTTAACGAGCGCGCAAAAAACAGAGACACGAATGTGCTCCCGTCCACGGTCAATCGGGAGCTGACAATTCTCTCTGACGTTTTTCAATTCGCTATTAAAAACGAACTTACAGATGTGAACCCGTGCCGAGGCGTGGAGAAACCACGGGAGCCAGAGCACCGCGAGAGAGTTGCTTCAGACGAGGATATAGAGAAACTTTTGCAGGCTTGCGGATGGGACGGGAAAACCGTGCCAAAGAACAAAATGCAGTTGGCCGTGGCAGCGTTCCTTTTTAGTTGCCAAACGGGAATGCGAGCTGGTGAGCTTTTAAAGATTGAATATTCTTGGTTAGGTGACAACGTGCTTCATGTGCCTGCTGAGGCTACAAAAACATTGTCAAGAAGAGACGTGGCCTTGTCTGCAAGAGCTCGGGAAATTCTTAAACTTGTTATGGAGCTCGAGTATGAACCACGTGTATTTGGCGGACTTAACGATCACAACAGGGATACGCTATTCCGGAAAGTGAGGGACAGAGCCGGTCTTGGCCCTGAGTACGATTCTCAAAACCGACTAATCAAAGAAGGGCTGAATTTTCATGACGGCCGCGCAACTTTTGCGACGTGGGCCGCGAGCCCTGATCCAGAAACAGGGGCGCCCCGTTTAGATGTCCTGGCGCTTGCAAGACAAACGGGGCACAAAGATTTAAAGATGCTTCAAAGATATTACAGAGCGAGCGCTGAAGAAATTGCTAAGCGGCTGAAATAGCGAGCTTGGCTCGGGCGTGTCTTTTGTTTTCCATATAGTCATCAATGTCTTTTGTGTACCAACGGTCACGCCCATTCTCGGAAAAAGCATCAGGCTTAGGGAACTTCGGATCCTTCATTACTTCACGGGCGGCAGACGATCCAGGAGCAAAGCCAATTCTCACCTCAACCTCAGGTTTGCTTAGCGTGAGTTTTGTAGTTTTCTGAATCAGCTTTTTAGCAATCTGACTGGAGAGTTTATCGGCCACCATGCTGGACAATTTGTCATAGTCAATATCTGTCATTTTCGTCCCTCTGATGCTTCAATTCTTCCAATTTCTCGATGCAGTTTGTCCATACAAATCTTGTCGAACTCCTTTTTGTCTTCCGGAGTGATTAGCATCTGGAACTGTTCCAGCATGATGTGGACATCGGCGCATTCCTCAATGACATGGTGCCAATGTTCCGGGGACGGTTTATCAAAGTAGGCGTCAAACGCTTCCTGCAATTCATCGACTTCTTCCGGCAATTTTTCGTATACCTGATGGTCATAGCCGTAGTGGTCCATGATTGCAATCAGGCACGAGTAAAACTCCACGGCATTAGTTAGCTTCATTGTTTTCCTCCTGGAGCACTTTGTTTACCTGCTCCTTCAGTTTGTTCTTCAGCTCCATGCTTGCCCCAATCTCTTTGTTGTCACGTTTTTCCATACAGCAGGCGCAGTCCAGATAAAAATAAACGAGGCGGATCATCAGCAGCGCCTCGTCTTTTGTGATTTCAATTTTGCCCATCATTCATCCTTGAAGAAAACTAAGAAAAACCTATTGGTCCCCGCCTTGTTCGCTGACGGCTTCTTATCGCCAAAGACTGGCTGCCGTTCGAGTACATAAAGCAGTTCGGCTAGGCTTACATCTTTATCAGCCCACTTAAAAATCAGAGTGCCGTTTGGCCTCAGAACCCGCCATGCTTCGTTGAAAATCTTTTTCATGTCAGCATGCCAGGCCTTCTCCAGAACGCCGTAGCTTTTAGCCATGTCGGAATTTTTTCCGCAGTTGATTAAATGGGGCGGGTCGAGGACGACCATATAAAAAGAGTTGTCAGGAAAATCTAATTTCCTGGCGTCCATGAGCTGATCTGGGTGAATCTCCAGCTTTTTGTATTGCCGCGTCCAGTGCTCTTCATCGCGGATGTCTCCGAACAAAACGGACTTATTGTTCTTGTCGAAATAAAACATCCTGGCTCCGCTCATGGGATCAAGAATCTTTTGCATGATTGAAAACCTAAAAAATATCGACACATTTTTTAGGTGTGTCGATGTCGTAAACATAACTATTTGAGAATTACGCGAGTGCCCTTCAAAGCGCCCCTTGTTTTCGGTTTGCACGGGTAATAAAGACCTGAATAACCATCTGGATGGTTTCGGCACGGGACAAATTTCCAATATTCATGTTGAATATCTTGAATGTCCGAGGGTTCTACTGGTGCATAAAAATAATCTTGGAGAGCTTTAATCACTTCCTCAAAGTCAAGCCATCCATATAAAAGTGTTTCCCCATCGTTGCTAAAAACAACTTCTCCATACGGATAATTATTTTTGGGCATACCGCCTCCATAAAAAACACTCCATTAGGGGCGTCTGAAATGTCTTTGATTTAATATCGCTCGTGCTCGTCCAGGTAGCTCGAAAACCTCCCGAACTCCCTCATTAAGTTTTTCTCTAGCCAACTGGCGAGCGGCCAAAAACTCCTTAACGGTTCGTTCTGGTGAGGTGCCCATGCCTTCCTTCAGTAGGTCAACAATCTCCGAGCACACCTCCCGAATCGTGTCCAGCTCCTCAGCCGTGCCAATGTAGCCAGAGGCTTTACCGCTTTTCTTTCGGTCAACGATAGCGGCCAGGGCATAGAGCGCCTTGATCTGTCTGTTAGTGAACTCTGCTGCTTCCTTTTCTTGACCTTTCCAGGAGCGATCAAACAGCATCATCCCGCCCCAATTCAGCAGATCCTCAATCTGCACCATGTGATCCTGCGTGGCCTCACCACGTGGCAGAGTGACTTCAACCACCAGGCCCATGTCATTGATGATTGACTTAATCTCAGTAATGTCAGTCTGAGAATAAAAACAGCCAGTCAATCTGACTGGCCGCGGCTTGTAAGGCTTTCTGGGTTTCTTGTTAGTTGACATATTGAATCTCGATTTCTCCTGTCCAGAGCGGCTTCCAGGCCTGGATTAAATCGGCGCTGTCCTTGTCGAGGATGTCTGCGTTTTCGTCATCAAACAAGCAGAGACAGTTTTCATAATCTGGATCCTCGTCTGCTCTAAAGAGCCTCGGCACTTCCTCGTCTTCGACTAAGACCGCATAATACGGAGCAATGTCCTTAGCGAAGAGCCGCTCTGCGTAACGCTCAAACTCAAGCGGCTCCGTGTGTGAGATTGTTATCTTCATTCTTCTCTCCCGTAGGCCGTTGGAAAGTTTCTAAACGCAATTACATGCCTTTGGTAAACTTCTTCCCATCCGTGCTCCTTTGTATAAAGACATGTGGTCACGAACGGTCCACTGACGGGACTATCTATGGTGACTATGTAATGACCGTCCTCTGGAGGTGTGACATCGGGAAAGTTGTTCCACCTGTCAGGCTCATATTTAGAGACTGCAATTTCTTTCTTGTGCTCCAGGGATTTATTAACGGCTTCTTCAATCAGTCTCCAGGCATTAAGCTCAATACCAACTTGAGCAAATTTCTTGTACGGGTAGGATTTAAAATCCAATACGACATATCCATCCTTGGCAGCTATATTTATTCCGCATACGGCAGAATCACTGGTAATCTTTTCTTCCCAGTCGAAGTTTCTGACGTAGCCGAAGAAGTTGATTTTTGGCAGGGCCATATTTACCTCCTGGTCTTTCCAGACAAACTCAACCTTATTTGATGTTGACATTCTGTCGCTCCTCCAAGTGAGCCCCAGGAACTACCTCACCAGCTTTCAACTTCTTGCCGATAGCGATCAAATCAGGACTTGTTTCAACTTTCACTCTGAGCAGGTCTTTCGGCAGGATGTCCATCTCGTCCACAATGGTGGCCGTGGACTTGCGCAGGTAAACGGTTACCAACGGATCAGAAACCTTCTTGAGGCCGGTCGAAGTCATAGCGTCCAGCATCAGATTTTTGAGAGTATCAGCGCGGCGCTTCATGCCGTCCTTACGAGCCTTGAGACGTTTTATCTGGGCGTCGATTTGCTGCGCTTCGCTGTCGAGCTCAAACAGATACAAGCCCGTGTTTTTGATTGTCTCGTTCAAGTCTCCAGCAAACTCGACAAGGGCATCAGTGCCTAAGATTTCACCTGTTTCCTCGTCCACCTGGACGCCTTCCAAAACCTTGCGGTATTCCTCAGGAATTTCATAAAGTTTCATATAAAAGAAAAGGCGCAGTTTTTAGCCGCGCCTTCTAACGTAAAAGAATGTTTAGAACGGAATGTCTTCAGGGTTGCCGGTGTAAGGCTCCTCGGCTGTGGCGGCCTGTTTGGTCTGGCCAGCCTGGGCGGGTCGGTCCGACTTCTTGTCGAGGAGCTGGAGGTTGTCTGCAACAATCTCCGTTGAGTATTGTGTCTTGCCTTCCTTGTTTTCCCACTTTCTGGTGCGCAGGTGACCTTCAATGAACACTTTGGAACCCTTGCTCAGGTAGGTTTGAGCAACCTCAGCAGTGCGACCAATGCAAGTTATTCGGTGCCACTCTGTTTCCTCTTTGCGCTCACCGTCCTCACCTTTGCGGAATGTGGAAGTGGCAACAGAGAATGAAGTGATCTGGAGATTGGTGTTTGTGAATCTTGTCTCGGGATCACGTCCGAGAGCACCCAGAATGAAAACCTTATTTACTGACGGCATGTTTATTCACCTTGTTGAGTTGTGTCGAGATCGGCCTTCCGTGCAATCGCATAGAGGCGACGTTTTTCAGAATCAGAGAAGAGAGCGTGTTGCTCAGGATTCTTTTCCTTCAGAGAGGCCATGAAGTTTTTGATTGATTCAACGCCCAGGGCCGCGGCCTTTTCTACCTCAGCCTGAATCTCTGGAGAGATCGTGGCTGCACCACTAAGCCAGCTCAGGAGCTTTTTCCCTGTTTCCTCAGTGATGACTTCAGGATCTTTAAACAATCCTGTACGGTCTTTACTGGCGACTGCGTTATGACTATCTCGGTCAATGGAGAGCAGCACCGTGAACTCAAACTCAATACCGTCTCTTTGCTCGGTTTTGTCCTGAACCTTTTTTACCTTGCCATCAACCAGGGCCACGCCCGCTTTACTTCTCATTGTTGCGATAACGTGAGCGCGGCTATTCAGAATCGTGTCCAAGAACTTGCGGTGCATAGGCGTGACCTTTTTCCAGCCCGCCATGGAGTTGCCATTTGAGAGCAGGTCAACGAGCTCTAGGCAACCGTTTTTGCCCGTCCATTCTGGCGTGATGGAATCCAGGATGATGACGTTATAGCCAGCTTCTTCTGCCGCGTGAATCGCTTCGCAGTACACATCAGGGCTGAAACTGTCAGTTAATTCAAGAACATCAAACTCAGGAATGCCAGGCAATCCAGAGTAGAGAGAGGCGCTGCCGCGTTCGGTATCGACAACAGCGATTTTCCCGCCGAGGCCCTTAGCCAGGCGCAGAGCGGAATAAGTTTTGCCAGAGCCGCTGATACCTTCCAGGGCAAGGCGGAGTTTAGATTCAGATCGAACCGCTTTTTTAAATGTGAATGTCATTGTGCTATCCTTTTAAAGAGGGTTGTGGCCGCAACCCTCAAGATCATTCATATGGTCTAACTTCAAAATTCAAAAGGAACTTCATCTAATTCAAACGGGATGAAGTTCTTTTTTTGCTCCCGCTCAGCGCACTGGCGCTCGCAGTCGTTCAGCTCCTCGTCTGTCCATTCAGGAGCAGATGGTTCGTTATCGAGCATTTCACGCGCCTGTCCCCAGCTGATCCCACAGCCGTAGTACTCGGCCTCGTCGGGATAGTCTGGTGGCTCATGAAACTCGAAACGGCCTGCTTCAGCCTCATTCATCATGTAATTCATAATCTTTGACATATCAATCTCCTTAGTGCCAATCGTTCTCCTCCAGATACCTGTCGAAGATCGGCTCGATTTCGGGATGTCTCTCATCCTCGCCCGCTTCTGTCAACTCGTTGATGTGTTCATCGCAGTATTCAGGGATGTATTCCTCAAAAAATTTTTCAACGAGCCTCTCATACTCTTCTTGGCGTTTTTCTTCCTGCCAGCTCAGGTGCCAAAGGTCACCAGGACCAGGGCACGTTCTCGGAGTTACATGCATAGCAGCCACCTCTGAAAGGCATCGGCGCCGAGGACTAAGGTCAACGTGCCGAAAAACAGGGCGAAGGCGATCAGAGCGCAGAGGAAACATGCGAGATCGTCCTCTAACAGATCATCAAATTTTTTATTCATGATTGCCTCCGATAGGCAAAAGTCTCCCCACCCGAGCTCCAAGGAGTTCAGTTTGTTTACCGCTCAGGCGGGGATTTAAGAAGAGAAGTTAAGAGTTACGAGAAACAAGTTGTCTCATTCGGCTGATGAACCACATCGGCTCATGCCAAACATCGTAGAAGCGGGAGGCGTCAGGGCGTCCCTGCCTGTAGGCCTCTTTTGAGGCCCATTGAATTTGCGGCTTGAACAAGTCATCGAAGTAGTAAATCAAAGACTTGATCGCCTGGAGCTCGTTGTCAGTGATGTAATGCTTGCTGACAGGAATTGCCGGAACAGCCGGAAGCGGCTCAGAACCCGAAGAACTGATCGTAAAGCTCGGAAACTGGACGACGTAATTTTGTAGAGGAACTTCTCGCTCCTTTACATCAGGGACGTTGAAATCCGAAACTTTTAGACCGTCAACGAATGCAAGCGCGGCCTCAAAATCTCTTTGCAGCAGGCAGGTGTAGCGAGGAATGCGGAAGCGTCTCTTGAGTGCTCGGTAAACAAAGCTGTAGTTTTTGTTTCCAAACAGGGCATGAGTTTTGCGCATCACACGGCTGGAGAGTTCGTACTGCTGCTCGTTGGAGATTAATGCGTTGTCCTGCTCCTGAGCTGAATAACAACCTTGCTTTCGGATTGTCGGAAGAACCTCGTTAGTGACCCAGCGCTTGAATTGTTTTGCCTTCGGAAGTTTCGAGCCGAAGATCAAGGCGTAGAGACCGCTTTCGTTTACGCAGTTGACCAGTTGTTTGCGGTTGAGTCGGTCGAGCATTTCGACCTTTGTCACATCCTCAGGGTCGCAGTGTTGCGCAACTGCGTTTTGAGGTTTTGCGTAACCTAGAATTTTGCAAACTTGTTGGGCAATGAAAAGAGGATTGAGAACGTCCCCAAGAATCGTGAAGGATGATTCTTCGAAAGTGAAGGCTAAAGTGTTTGACATCTAATGTCTCCTAATGCGTGTTTGAAATCCTGCGCCACACGCCAATGTGGTGAGCAGGAACTTTCGGGTTGGCGTACCGTCATTAGGAAACGGCGTATCTTTCGATACCCCGAAAGTCCCGCTCGTAGAGACTTTAGATGGTGCCCTGTTTCAGGGCATCATGCCGACCAGCCATAAAAAACGCCTTTCGGCGACTGATCGCCTAATGTCGGGACGCCAATCCCGTGTCCGTTTTTTGCGGACAAGATAAGTTTAGCGACTTTCATGGAGACTTGTAAAGGCCTTAATTTTTAACATCTGGATAGATGTCTCGGTCAATCGTTTGCCACACCAGATCAGAAATGAAATTCGACGCATACTCTTTAAAGAGCGCCTTGACTTCCTTCTGGGCCTCAGCAGTCGAAACAACGTGAGCCAGATCAAGCGTTATCTCTTTCTTTCCATAGAGAAGAGCAGAGACCACAGCGCGCTCTGCATACGTGAGAGCATCAGTGAGACAAATTGCAGAACCTCGTTCTTTCAAAATGTCTTCAACAGCAACATCAAAAATCTGTTTTTGTTCATCTACTAACAGGTCCATTTTTCTCTCCTTAAAACTATGTAAAAAAGACCACATTCAAAAGCTCCCTAAGCGCTGAACTGGAACTAACAGTTATTGGTAAAAGCCTGGGGAGCTTATGAAGATGGTCTGAAGGGGTCCCCGTCTTTCCGGGGTGTCACCTCCGCGGGATAATTAATTTGTCAACAATCAATTAACCAATGGAGGAAAAGATGTACGAAAATCTTAGTGATCCGAATCTGGTTTCGAAACTTCTCAGGAAAATAGACGATCTTGAGAGAAGAATTGAATTTTTAGAGAAAAGCCAAATCAAACCTCAAAATCTTGTGTCTTTCACTACGGTTGCAGTGAGCGGCAAGTTAGGCCTTCAACCCTTAAACATGGAACTTGCATGGGGCGGCGGACCATCTACTCAAGTGGCAGCACTAAGTAATATGGCTTACCGTCATAACCTTGGCATCATCAATGATTTAGCCACTCGTCATAGCATCGTTCCAAATCGACCGATTCGGTAACGGTAGGACAATGAAGATGTAGATAGTCCTTGAAGGATTTAACAGCGGACTGATCTAATTCAGGAGGAATATGTCCATTCTTGTAACGAACAGCTTTGCCCATAATCGGGTAAAGGACACTTTCAAATGCTGACCACGCCGCTGCGAGGGCGAATATCACTCGACCTTCGTCAGCGGTTGTCGGCGATAAAACAAGTTTTCCATCAATGACTTCAACTTTCATTGTTGTCTCCTAATGTAGTTCGTTATCTGAATTTACCTTCAGCCAGGTTCATGAGACGTTCGGACTCCTCGCTGAAAAAGCTATTTATTTCGTCAAGCTTCTTTTGAAGAGACGCGTCCGCAAGCTGGCAATTTTTGAGCTCATACTCAAAATCGTTAATCAGTTCAGCAATCTGTTCAGCTTTCCCGGAACACTTCAGAGCGTCCTCAACGTCTGAGTAATCCCGTTTTTCAATTACAAGTCTTTCCATTTTCTTCTCCTTCAAAAAACAAAAGCGCCCTCTCATGAAAAGCGGTCTTCTACCATCCACTTGAAGTCAAGGAAGACGCTTATGTTTGCGAACTGTCTTTGCTGAACGGCCCCTAATCGCACCTGACGACTTTAACGTCACAATACTTTCAGCATTCTCTCTGCCGCATCTTCACTTTCGATCTGATTGCTTAGGCGCAATTCACTTTCCGCCTGGTCGCT